ACATTGAGCATAAGAAATTTGTCTCTGTAATGTATAATGCACCTACGGATGCTGGAGCAGGTGGCGGACTCATCTAATTTAAACGTCAAGTTAATAAACGACGGTTCCTCTTTAGAAAATAAATTAATACAATCCTTAAAGGACTATACTCCTGGTCTTGAAGTTATAATTGACTATTCCACAGAAAGCAATTACTACATAGATAAGCATGATAATATACTAATAAGGATACATGAAATACTAGACGAGCTTGAAATACCTGCAGAAAATGTTAGTTTATACACAGGTAGTCTTGTAATTGACAGGGCATACGAACGTTTTAAAGAGCTTTTCCAGAGCATAAAACCACTTAAAAATGTAGCATTTAAGGATTTTTGGCTTAAACAAACTGTAAAAGTCCATACAGATTACAGCCAGAACTATAACAGTAATCCAAAACCAAAACATTTTTCTTGTTTAAATGGTGCTGAAAGAGACCATAGAATTTACACATTGGAATATCTTATTGAACACAACTTGTTTACTAGTGGTGTATGTACTTTTGTTTGGAAAGGTATAAGTGTAGATGGAAAACAAACAGTAAGAGGCATATTGTCTCATGGTCCTCAAGCAGAAGAGTTTTACAAAGTATTTGATGATACTTATTATGATTTTATTACTGAAACTAATACAGGATTAAATTATCCACACACATGGTGGCAAGATGTATTTTTTACAGAAAAAACATGGCGAAGTATATACTACAAAAGACCATTTATATTACAAGGCAATTATAAATCTTTACATTATTTAAAGCAGTTAGGATTCAAAACATTTGACGGTATTTTATTTGACGAGTCTTATGATAATGAACCAGACCATAAAACCAGAATTTTTAAAACACTTGATGAAAATAAAAGAGTAGTACAACAACTCTCATTGTCAGATTTACATGAAATTATGATGTCACAAGAAATGGCTGATATATTGCAACATAATTACGAAATGATAAATAACATGGCAAAACAGGACATAATCACAGTTTCCACACTGAAAAACACAGAATAGGCTCATTTGAGCCCATTTCAGCATAAAAACACAATATAACACTAAGTATATTACAGGCACATCTGAAACTTAACTTTCTGTGTGCGAAAATTAATAGAAATTGGAGACCACAATGTCAGAATCAAGAACACAATTAGAAGAAATTCTAGAACTGTTACTTGCAGAAGAAAACGAAAAAGCGGAAGAAATGCTTCATGAGTATGTTGTTGCAAAAGCAAGAGCAGAGTATGAAAAAGTTCTAGACGAAGACGTTTCTGAAGAAGAAGCAGTTGAAGAAGCAGAAGAATCAGAAGAAGAAGCAGTTGAAGAATCAGAGGAATCTGAAGAAGAGGCTGTTGAAGAAGCAGAATATTCAGAGGAAGAAGCAGTTGAAGAAGAAATCAGCGATGTAGACCCTGCTGGAGACTTTGCACAAGAAATCCTTCAAGACGAAGAAGAAGTAGAAGGCGACGAAGAAATGGAAGCAGAAATGGATTCAGAAGAAAACGTTGACCTCGAAGACGAAGTTGAAGAGATTAAAGACGAGTTAGAAGACCTTAAAGCAGAATTTGAAAAATTACTTGCTGACGAAGAAGAAGGTGACGAGCCTAAAGATGAAGATGAAGCAGAAATGGACATGGAAGACGAACTTGATTTAGAGTCTGTTGAATATGACCTAGATGAAGAAGTTGCAGAAGAAGATGAAGTTGTTGAAGAAGCAACTAAGTTATCTGACAATGTAGCGGCTCCAAGTGCTCCAGCAGACGACAACAAAGATGCACCACTTCCAAGTGGCGGATCAAAAGTTGAAAAATCTGGATCACCTGTTAAATCTAAAGATGGCGGCGAAGGCAACCACGGAGATTCAGCAAAAGATCACACACCATCAGACAACATTAAAGTTGAACCTAAAAAAGTTTAATTACTTTTTAACTGATAGGAAATAGTAAATGGCTAATAAGTTATACGAATATTTAAGTCCGGAAATATCCAAAGTTGAGATTATGGAATCCAAGGATGGAAAGGACTTATTTATGGCTGGGTTATTCATCCAAGGCGATGTAAAAAATCAAAATGGAAGAATTTATCCCAAAGACGAGATAGCAAAGGCATGTGCTAGTGTAAAAGAACGCCTTGGAAAAGGCGAAACTGTGATGGGTGAGTTAGATCATCCTGAAGAGTTGCAAATAAATTTAGACCGAGTAAGTCATATCATTACAGATTTATATTGTGATGATGCGAACGGTTTAGGCAAACTTAAAATTATAGAAACACCGATGGGTAATATTGCAAGAGCATTATTAAAGGCGGGAGCAAAACTTGGTGTTAGTAGCCGAGGTTCAGGAAACGTAAACGATAGTGGACGTGTTTCAGACTTCGACATAGTAACAGTAGACATTGTGGCACAACCAAGTGCCCCAGACGCCTATCCAAAGACTATATATGAGAGTTTATTTAACATGCAGGGCGGTGCACAGATGTTTGATACCGCTTCAGCATTAACACACGATAAAAGTGCAGAAAAACACTTGATGAAAGCAATCACTGGTTTCATCAAAGATTTAAAAATATAAGTAGGAGACTACTATGGCAGTGAATTTTACAGAACTACTTGAGAATGCAGAGTTAACGGAAGACGTTAAATCAGCTCTTCAAGAAGCATGGGAAGGTAAGATTTCAGAAGCAAGAGAAGAGCTTACAGCGGAACTTAGAGAAGAGTTTGCACAGCGATATGATCATGACAAAAGTCAGATTGTAGAAGCAGTTGACAATTTTATTTCTGAAAAAGTTGAAGCAGAAATTTCTCAAATTGCAGAAGAAAAACAAGCCCTTGCAAACGACAGGGTAAAATACACGAAGGCAATTGGTGAACATGCTAAAGTTTTAGACAGATTTGTAACTGAAATGGTTGCTAAAGAAGTTAAAGAACTAAGAGCAGATAGAACCAGAACAAGTGAGCATGTAGCAAAATTAGATAATTTTGTAACTGAGCAGTTGGCTGGTGAACTATCCGAATTCCACGAAGACAAAAAAGGACTTGTGGAACAGAAAGTCAAAATGGTTAAAGAAGGCAAGAAGCAACTAGCAGAAGCCAAAATTGATTTCATTAAGAAAGCGGCAAACAAGGTCGAAGGCGTTGTTAATTCCGTAATTACTAATGAAGTTAAATCTTTCCGTGATGACATTACTAATGCACGTGAAAACGACTTTGGTCGTAGAATTTTTGAAGCATTTGCGAACGAATATGGTACTAGTTACTTAAACGAAGCAAAAGAGATCAAGAAAATACAAAAACAAATTACTGAAATGGAAACAAAACTTAACGAATCAACGCAAGTAATTGCTGAGAGAGAAGAAGCAACTAAATTAGTTGAGTCTAAGTTAAGGATTGCAGAAGACAAAATGAACCGTAAGGATACATTAAACAGTCTAATGGCACCACTAGGTAAAGAGAAGAAAGAATTGATGTCAGATTTACTTGAAAGTGTAAAAACAGACAAACTGGAAGAGTCCTTTAATAAGTACTTACCTTCAGTATTGGATGGAGATGCACCGAGAGTTAAGAAGACATTGTCAGAATCCGTTGTCAGTGAGCACACTGGCGATAAGGCAGTTGTTATAACAGCAGATGCCGATGACAAAGCGGATGATATAGTAGAAATTGATATGATCCGCAAATTGGCCGGACTTTCAAAATAATTAGGAGTTATTAAAATGGCAAACTTATTTGAAAGCAACTGGTCTGCAACTAAAGACGCTTTATTAGAAGGTCTTTCTGGAAACAGAAAATCTTCTCTAGATGTTGTCCTCGAAAATACAAAGAGACATTTGTCCGAGGCCGCAACAGCAGGTGCCACAGGTGCAGGTTCAGTAGCGACATTAAACAAAGTTATGTTACCACTAATAAGAAGGGTTATGCCTTCTGTTATTGCTAACGAACTAGTAGGTGTTCAACCTATGACTGGTCCAGTAGGGCAAATCCACACACTAAGAGTCAGATATTCTGAAACTGGTGGTGGAGCAACAGCAGGCGACGAGGCTTTAAGTCCGTTTAAACTTGCTAGTACTTATGCTGGTTCTCCAGACGCCACAGCGGCGGCAGAGGGACAAGCAGGTAGAAAAATGAGCAT